GGCGTAATAAGGCGTGTCAGAGCTGTCAATGTTGCCCAAAGAAATGATGCCCATGTATTCACGCTCAACCACACCAGCGGATGAAATCTCCCTCCAGCCACAATTTCGGATTAAATTTCTAGTCGTGTCGTTTGCGGGTTTCCAACCGTTAATAAACTCCATTTGCTCTGAACCGAGCATTTCCTTAAACGGAATGTCGTATTGAAGCCCGACATTGTTGGTTGGGTCGTTTCTCCACTCTTCTTTAATAAAACTAAACAGGCACTTACCAGTTACACCATCATTTGACAGATTACCAGCAACACTTAGCTCGATAGTTTTTGCACTGGTGTCGATGGTGATTTCAGTTCCTTGGTTTAAATCATCTGGATCTGTGATCGGGTCCATTTTAATTCCTTGTTGAATCGTAAATAAGCTCAACGTCTTTTATTTTTCCGAGCCTGTCTCGCTTTGGTATGCGAAAACCTGTAATTTTTGGCTCGGGTTTTATTTTTGTTGGTTTGAGTTGCTTGCCTAGTTCTTTAATTGCTGCAATCAGTTCAGTGTTTGACTGCACTGGAGTTTCCTTTGATGCTAGTTGATTTAAACTGTCGAGCTTTTCACCCAACTGAAGCAACTCGTTAGAGTAATCAGGTTGCTCAACCTTGCTTTCCTTGATCGCGTTTACAACTTTGTCATCGTCGAGCGTTTCCAATTTCTTCAGGACTGCGCTAAGTAATCCCAACAAATGCAGAGGGTATTGCGCCTGCTCTTTTTCGTTTTTCTCTTGTTTATCCAGGTTTTCCAAGACTTTCTGAATGTCTGCACCTGTAGTGCCTTTTGGAAATTTATGCACTGAGCCTTTGTGCTTAATCGTTGGCATCAATCAGCCTCCTGATTAAGTTGATAAGCGTTAGAGAAATCCTGGCCGGTTTGCTCGGACAATAATAAAGCAGCCGCCGGAATAGCTATGCCGTATTTCTTGGCTATGGTAATAAGGCGGTCATCAAATATCACATAATTAGATGTTCCGCCTTCTGCGCCTCGGCTAAATCCGTCTTTGTATTTGATGCCTTTGATGCCCTTTTCGCTGAGTGCATTAGTGGCGTTAATTTGCCCTAGTGCCTGATCACCCATGTCCTCAGTCATTCTCCGGTAAGCATTCGCGCCAATCTCTGAGTTATCCGAGTATTTACTTACCCGTTCATCTAACCACTTCAATGCGTCAGGCTTGTTGCTGAAATGCGAGTATTCGTTAAACATGGAATTGTCAGCCTGTGCGTAAAATCCATCACTATCAGGCTCTAAAGAGAATCCGTCTGAAAATCCATCGGCCTCAATTCTTTTCATTACGCGAGACTTGTTTATGTCTGATAATCCAGATAACGCGCTCTTAACTGTCTCACTCTGCTCACTCAGAGGCTTATCCCAATCCAGTAGTTCATCGGGTGAGGCGTCTATGTTTACTTGGTACATGCGGCCCCTGGCCTCTCCGATCTCCGCACCGCTTTCTAGTTGACTAATTGCGTCGTTGTAACGCTTAACAAAATCCGCATCTAGGTACTTCTCACCAGACGCCAAGTCATTCGCATACACCCTGCCTAGCTCTTGGGCTGACTCTAATCCGTCATTTTGAACTGTTCCGATAGCTTTCCACTCTGGCGAACCTCTTTGATACTCATTGCCGCCCAGCGTATAGCGAGCCTCGGTCATAGCGTCAGATAAATTGTCCCTGTACCCCTTAGCCACATCCTCGCTATCAGCAAAGTAAAGCCCATGCCCATAAGCCTGCGCCCCTTCCCCTGTGCCTATCTGGGACATTTTGAATTCGTCAAAGTCGTGGGGTGAGCCGTGGTATGCGGTGATTTTGTCCTTTGCCGCCTTAGCCGCTACTGATGCCGGTGGAACGAATGGAAGCGCACCCAGCGCAGTCATGCCGTAGTTAAATGCGTTGTGTGATTCTGGATCTGTGGCGTACATGTTCGCGTCTGCTGCTAGTCCTGCTACATCACCCACTACAGGTAAACCCACAGTAGAAACCGCTAAAGCATCAAACCAGTCTTGCTGACTCATCTCTTTTGGCTCTCGAGGGCCGCGTTTAGATTTCTGCTCAAAATCCATGCCTGTCATTATGGAATCTAGCACTGACGTAATTTCGTCATAGCCCATCTCATAGGGAAACTTAATCTTCGCACCGTTTAAATTAGCGATTGGCACTGACTAGTCTCCGCTGCACAGGGTCATACTCAAAATCAAATTCAATCTCTTCTTCAGTATTCGTCTCAAGCTCCGCTAACTTGGTTGCCATCTTCTCCATTTCAATCAGCATTTTGTTTTCTTGCTCTTCGTACTTGAATTGCATTTCTTCAGCGTGCTTTTGCATATCTGAAATGATTTTTTCTTGTTTAAGCATCACTTCATTAGAATCACGCTCCTGCTGAAGTGCTAGTTTTTGAGCTTGTATCTGATTATCTTGCGCATCTAGTTCTTGCTGACGCTGAATCATCTGCATCTGCTGTTCTTGACTTTCGTCACCTGGCTGCTGGAATCCCTGATCGCCTGGATCTTTGAAATAAAGCGACGGGTCTTTGAGGTTTGCGTTTTTCACAAACTCCGCAGCAGTGTTGTAAACGTGTTTAGGATCAACCAAAACGCCAGCACCACCGCCACCAATAATCTGAGCTTGCAAATCTTTGATCGCGGTCAAGTGCATTAAATTCTGCTCTCGAGTTGCGTGACCTAAACCAATGTTTACCGTCACATCTTCTCGGGTCTTCCAGGCTGAGGGATCAACAGGCACCCACTCGTTTCTCAAACGGAATACATCAGCCTTCTTCTGATGCTTGAGCAACAGCTCATGAATGTGCAAGAAAAGGGATTTAATACCCGTCTCCGCAAAGATTCGCGCCACTGCTTCGACTTTCATCTTGGCAATGTCCGTGGACGCATTCATCACGCTTTGCTGGATGTTTTTTAGCGCCATTGGGTCAAGACCATCAGAATCAGCCCCAACCCCTGTACGATCTCTCTTGCGCTTCTCGTAGTAGTCCAAAATCTGAAAACTAGATGCCGCAGTGAAGGGTACAGTCATCGGTGAATAGGACTCGCCAACTGGGCGATCAAACCTAGCCACGCGACCAACTCGAGTCGTTAACAAATCGTCAAGAGTATCGTCGCCTATCGCCTCTTCCCAGACCGCATGCCCAGGGTTGTTAGTGTGATAGATGTTATCTAGTATCCCCCGCTCGAGAGACGTGTTCTTTTCTTGAATATCCATCACCTTTTCGGCAATAGATAAACCAAAATGCTTGTGCGGTAGTGGTTGCGGGCAAAGTACGTGGAACGGCTGACGATCAACCGGCTCATTTTCAAGGATTTCGTTTCCTGCAGTCATCACATAACGCAGTTCAGAGCGGCCATCACCATCAAAGTCCACCTTGATATAAGCCATTCTTACTAATACTTCCTCTTGCGAAGCCTCATAAGTGCGATCAAATCTTTCGTCTTCTTTGTGCCTGCGTGCAATCCTCTCGGGTGAGTTTTTCGTGTCATTTAGGTATGTTGGCAACGAATAAACCAGATCTTGGTTATAGCCCATATCAATGAGATCTGATCGAGGTACTGGCTTCTCCCGTCCCACCATTCGAGATTTGCAAGGATCCAAAGAGCGAGAATCACCGGAAATCCGATATTCTTCTGGAGGTACACACTCATACACAACTTTTCCAGATTTACTAACACGGCGAAATTCAACGTTGTGAAGCACCTCTACAGTGCCGTCCTCGTTAGTCACCTCTGTCTCTGACCGCGAAACTGCCTCCAGTTCCTCATCATCCAGAAGCTCCGAAACCTGCATTTCATCCAAGCCAGAATAGTTCTCCGTGGTTACCTTTTCGGACTCATCCCACCAGGCCATAACCACGCCGTTTTTTTGGACCAAGGCATCAAAAAACCAATAAAACATCGTTTCAAAGGCAGGGTTTTTTTTGAAAAACACATGGTTAACGTATTCAGTTTGCTGATCGGCAAAAGCAATATCTTCAGGACCAACCGGATCAAAATGACAAAGATTGTCCGCAGACGTAAACAATCTAAGCAATGAAGGCATGTAACCATCAATTACCTCTGCGACATCTGACGATACCACCTCTGACATACCGTCAACTTCGTTTCCCAGCTTGCGGGATAGGTAGTAATTCCACGCCTCGGCACGCTCTTTGGAAATGTCCCCATCTGGCGCGCCAAGTGCTGTGCTGAATTCTGCCTCAACGATTGCTTTTAGTTGCTTTTCGTCCATTTCCGTTACTTTCCAGTTTGGCTAACCGATCGATAAGCCGATCTAATTCACTGGCCAAAAGCCCAACAGCCTCTTTAAGATTGTTGACTTCGACCTCCAGTTTTCTACTCATAGGATTGCCACCTGTGGATAATTAACTTGCCTAGCTCGCGGTGATCCCTGCCGTTTTGCCCTCTTCAGGTCCGACATGGCCACCCTCGTTGCGGTCATCAATGGAAAACCAGCAACAGGCACCTTAGAATCTTCTTTGTAAAACGTCTTAAACTCTTCCAACCACTCACCCAAACGTTTATCAACCTTGAACCTGCCGGTTCGCATACGTTCTTGAATGTCCCGTGATACCATTTCTGGTATGTCCGACACTGGCTCCCACAACGTTTTGATGCCGCGCTTAGACAACTCGCCTTTTACCTCGCCCTGCGTCCAAGCAACCGGAATCCAGCGCCCTCGAGCGTTCATGCCCTCGGTAATCACTGGCCAAACTTCATTTCTAAACTTGCACGCGTCATACAGATGCACAATGTCGGTTGTCTTGTCATGAGCAAGCCATATAGCGCCTATTTCGCCTTGTTCCTGCATATGGATGCCGCAGATTCTCTTAAATTCAGGCGCGATCACACAGCCTCCAGAATCGAATTTAAATCCACAGAATAAACTGGTCTTTCATGCTGGTCTTCAGAAGCAACCGCGGAAGCCATGACGAGCGCCACCATCCCGTCAATACGGCCCCGCGATTTCTTCTTGTCCAGTTTGCGAGAACCTGCTTCATCCATCTTGATCACGGAATTCATTGCGCACATTCTCAAAACAGGATTGCCGTCGTGGGCCAGCTTTCCGTTTAACAATAAGCTCTCTAGATTCCGCAACGCCGGACTCATTGATTGATAGCCCTGCCCGAAATCAACAAAACGATCATCTATAAATTCTTCAGTTAAACCGGCTTTTACTAACCACGGCTTTAAATGCCGCATGTTCCAGCGGTCAAAAGCAATCTTTCTAATGTCTTTCTTGCGGAACATCGCAGCGATATAGTTGGCCACATATTCATATTCGATAGACGGCCCAGGGGTAAGCGTAATAAAGCCTTTTTTCGCCCAAACGTCATAAGGCACACGATCAGCTTGCGACCTTTCAATAATGCCGTCTTCTGGTAACCAAAATTTCGCATCTACGCCACCTGTCTCTGGGTCATACAAGACCAATGAAGTCAGGTCATTTACTTCAGATAGATCTAAACCGCCGAAACAATTAACCACCTGAGCAGATTCTGCGTTTTCTTCCCATACCGCTTTAGTGACGAACGGGTTAAATACTTCTACACGTTGATTGAGCACTAAATTTCTAAACGATGCCTCTCGAGACGGCATGCGCTCCGCTTTTGATGCCATGTTCAAAACTTCTTCTTGATTCATGAACTCATCAAAAGCAGGGTTTGCAAGCCGTATAGTGTCAGCATCAAACGGATTCATATCTTCGGGCGCGGTATTCAATCGGATAACAGTTTTCGGGTCATGCCCCTGTAAACCATCGTCAATCAGCATAGAAAGCAGGTCGCCATCAGTCGGAGCCTGAGTAGATATCACTACGCTGATCGGGTCTTGCTGGGCTGCTGTCGCCGTCTCTACCGCTTCATACAACGGATGCATTGGCCCCTTGACCTGACCTAGTTCGTCGTGGATCACAAAAGCGGGGTTTAGTCCGTAAGTGGTCGCGGCATCTGCTGACAAGGCTCTATACAATGTCCCTAGCTCCTGGCACTGCAATTGCTTCGATGAATCCTTGGGGCTGACTAAATCGGATAGTGTGGGCGACATACGGACCATCTTGGCCGCAATCGAGAACACAATAGCCGCCTGATCCCTGCTCATTGCCGTCGAATATACTTCTGAGTTGCGGCGATGCTCCGGCCCTACCATGTGCAGCAGCAATAGACAGGCGCTCTCTGTGGTTTTGGCGTTCTTTCGCCCTCTGGAAATAATTGCCGTTCGAGTATTTACGGGGTTGTCGTATATCGCCCGAATATCGTCTTTCATGAACTCGGCAAGGCGTAGCGGCTTCCCCACATTGGGACCGTCTGGCATCAATATGTTGTTTTCTATCCATGATATATTGCGCTCTGCTCTGCTTAATAATTTTCCCAAACTGGTTTGCCACCTTCAGGAGTTGCTGTCGCAGCGTTCCTAACCTTTCTTGCTGCCGTAATCGGGTCATATTTAGCTTGAGGAGTCATTCGCAACTTAGTGGCTACTCGAGCCAGTGCGGCAGACTCCCTTTCCTGCATTCTATAAAGTTTATCCATGTCGTCGATTGGCGCTTGCATGTGATCAAGAGACTCAATCTTTTCCGCAACGTTTTTCGACGTTGTAACATGTCGGCAGAAAGCTGCTAACAATGGGTGAGTTTCTTTCGGAAACCAATCAACGGGATATTGGCCTACCATTTCGTGCCAGATCTTTTGCTGTGCCTCGGTTAAATCCGCAGGCGCAGCGGGGCGAGACGGCATATTCACCGTTACGCTTAGCTCATCTGCTGATTTTCTGCCTCTTTTGGCCATATTTGATCTTTTTTACCTGAAATTTGTTAACGTTTTACTTAGATTGACTAACCCATCGCCCCTTTGACCAACATTTAGCGAGCTTGACCCCTCCCCCTGCCCCCTTTACTGTCAGAGGTTTGGGCGTTGTTGCCCTTTGCTTTTCCGAATGCCACGTCATAACCTTGACTAAACTTGTCTTGGTTGGTGGGTCTTTGTCTGCTGCCTTTGCTCATAGGAATTAAATATGTTTCGGTTACTGTTTGTTATGTTGTTGCTTGCTGGTTGTGCCACTGCTGACACGATCTATAACCAGTTTGGTGAAGAGGTTGTGCTGGTTGAGTGTGGCGGGACAACTCAGACCGCGTGCTTTGATAAAGCAAAAGAGTTTTGTGACGGCGCGTACACTGTTATCGAGAAGGGTAACAATCCCTACAACGGTGCAATCAATGCGCTCATCGTTAAGTGCGGCACTGAAGATATTGAGACTCAGAAGGCTTTGTTCTAACCGTACCATGCCGCATCCTGGTTAAGTGGTTCACCGTTCTCGTCACATCCCTGATCAAAGCCCCAGCCACCTTTCTCTTGGCTTTGCTTAAATTTGTCATGGCACTGCTTGGTAAGTGCTTGCAGGTTGTTAACATTGAAGAACAATCTGGTGTCCCCGCGATGGGGTACGATGTGATCTACTACCTCCGAGACAGCGCTTTGATCCTTTCCTTTGTGATGCGGACAAACGCAAAAAGGCTGCAACCGCAATTGGCGCAACCTCAGTGAATTCCATCGCTTAGTTTTGTATAAGTTCTTCACCCTTGGTGTCAGGTCTTGAAGCACACCAAGCAATGATAGAACTGTTAGATATGAATGTATTTACCCAAAAGGGGCACAGTTTCATCAGTGATGACGATGTGTTGCGGGACAACGTGGATCAGCCCTTTCTCGCTCATACGCTTGAGATACTTGCGAACGTTTCGGCCCCCGTTCTTTTCCGACCAGCCAAGCCCTAAAGATATTGCTTTAGCCGTCACGGTCGAATCAGTTTGTATAATCTCAAGGATTCGTTTTTCAGTTGGCGTCATGGATTAACTCATTCATCCGCATACATTTTTCTCTCCTATGAGATGTGGTTAATCCCACCAGCTCACAATAAACCGGCTTTGATCGAATTCCTCTGCCTGATTGACCTCACCTTCAATAATCATCTCAATGTAATGAATGGCCTTGCGTAGATCGTCTACCCCGCCTTTCTGTTTCCATCGGGTCACGTACTTAATCGCATTGGCTTCTCGGTATGGGATCTCATTTGCAACGATGTACTCAACCGGCTGAATGGCTAGATCTTTGTAGTGATCCCCGCCTATTTGTTTGTCTAATGGGTTCATGCGTACTCCGCTATTTGATTAATCAA